TGGTAACAATTCTTTCATTGAAGAAATCTTTTTGTCTACCAACAAAATTAATGGAGATTCCATTTCTGCAATCATTTTGTCTTGATTGGTAACGAAATACGGAGACAAGTAACCTCTATCAAATTGCATACCTTCAACTGTCTTAACCTCAGTTTGAGTACCTTTTGCTTCTTCAACTGTAATGACTCCATCATTCCCAACTACTTTCATTGCTTCTGCAATCAATGATCCAATTGTATCATCATTGTTAGCCGAGATTGCCGCAATTTGTTTGATTTTGTCATTGTCATTACCTACTTGCTGAGATAATCCTTTTAACTCACTAACAACTACATCAACTGCACGATCAATTCCTCGTTTCAAATCAATTGGGTTTGATCCTGCTGCAACATTTTTCAATCCTGCCGTTACAAGCGCTTGTGCTAATACAGTTGCTGTTGTTGTACCATCACCTGCAATGTCTGCAGTTTTAGATGCAACTTCCTTTACCATTTGTGCGCCTAGGTTTTCCATTGGGTCTTTCAACTCAACTTCCTTTGCTACCGACACACCATCTTTTGTAATGTGGGGACTACCAAACTTTTTACCGATTACTACGTTTCGACCTTTTGGCCCTAATGTAACTTTTACTGCGTCTGCTAATTGATCGACGCCTGCTTTGAGCTTTGCTCTTGCATCAGAATTAAAACTGATTTCTTTTGCCATAACTTATTTTTCCTTTTATAACTGTGATTTATTATAAATATTACAATGCAATTTTATTAGCATATTTTATTAACATTTCCGTGTTTTTCCAAGCATTACACCCGATTCTTTTGCCTTTTCCTTCTAATGCCATATCTTGATAGAAATTTACATCCCAACAGTTACCTGTCTTATCATAGTTTAGGATAGCATGTTCATAGAATGTTTCTGATTCAATTACGAATATTGCATTAGCTCCTGGATGATGAAATGATATTGTATCACATTTGCCGCGCTTGTTCTCCCCAATATTCTTTGCGGATGCTGCTGTCTTCCTTACTGCTAACTTTTTATGCTCATTGCGGATACTCCCAAACAAATGGTCATACCCATCAGCATCAACAACTTGACCTTGACAATTAAAATAATCTTCTAGATATGGCAATACAACTTGCTCGGACAACTTGCCTGCATTGATTGTCATTGCTTCTCCTGAAGCTAAGAATAACTCAATCATTTCGTCAGTGATATGATTGGATACAAATACTGGCATCATGATTACTCTGCCGTTTGATTGTGTTCTGTGTGTGTTCATATTTTTATTGAGCTAGTTCTAAAAATTTAGCGTTAATTGTTTTTGCTACGTCTGTTATATTGTCGGGACGAATGAATTGAGCATCTTGGCCGTACATGTATTTAAATGTTTCCATGGAAGAATCATATTCATGATGCGAAATAAAATAGCTAATAACATTGATATTGTTAGCACGCATATTGTTAACTACATTCTTTGTGAAGTCTTTACCTCGATAGCCTTGTGCAACACCTGCAACATCTGTCGGTTCGCCATCTGAATAATTAATAAAAATTAATTCATCTCCTTTAGCATCTGCCTTGATATCATTCTCTATACTTTTAAAAGACAATCCTTCTGGAGTACATCCGAATGTATCTAGATATTTAAATATGTTTCGAATCTTACTCAGTTTATCGTGAGCTGAATCATATACATACACTGTAACACATTTTTCTTGTTTTGAAGATAGATTAGATGTGCCACGAAGTGATATTTGTATACGGATACCGGTTGTCATTGCTGCTGCTTGTGCAATTGCAACTGTGCTTGTTATTGCTTGACGAAACTTTGTTCCACTCATCGATCCAGATGCATCAATTGAGATGTGAATAAAATAATTTTTAAATCGATCCGTTACAATTCGATGAAATACATTGGCATTATCAAATCCTAATTGTGCAACTAATCTTCTATCAATTTTACCAGCTTGCAATCTTGTTGATTTAAGACTGCGATCGGTATTTCTTAATTGAAGTTTGCTGCCTAACTGTTTTCCTAAAATAAAACCTCGGGTAACTGCTTGCTCATTTTCTTTTATTTTCTTTCCGGTGTAATGATTTCCATCGATGGTTAACTTGCCGTTTATAAAGTCTGCTGCAGAGCTAGCAAATAGATCAGGCATAGCACATATTAGGGCTGGCGTCAATTTCTTAATAACAATTGTCGTAATTGGATCAGTCTGTCCAGACTTGCCCGTGTATACTGTTCTACTTTCGGTACCAGATTCTCGCATTGCATTAACTAGACTAGCTTGCGTTGATGATAACTTCCCAGACTTTGCTTGTTTACCGTCTAGGAATTGTTTTTGATTTTGGATTGCTTGATCTAATTTATCTAACTCTTTTTGAGATAATGGTGTTGTATCATCTGAATCATCCTGATCGTCATCACTCCCAGACGATTCTCCATCATCTGAATCTTCTTCATTTTCATCTGGTTCGCCCGAGTCTCCTGAGTTTCCCGATGATGATGAACTGGATTTTTGCTTGGATGGCTTCGGCTGAGTATCATCTGATTCTGTCGCGTCAACTGCTGCTGAGATAATTCTATATACTTCGATTGCTACATCTAATGCGTCAATTGTTGTTTCTAATCGACTGATATTTTTCAAATCAATTACATTCCAAATTTCTTGCAACTTGTCAAGTGCTCCTAATTGACGGTTTGGGTTAGTAAAGTTAATGATATGGAATAGGTAACAATCCCATGTTTCTTTAACTTTCTGATTAGTTTGAAGCGCTTTGTCAATAATCTTATCGTTGAAGTATTTATCATACATGGCTTCATAATACATACGGTATCCAGGAGCATTCGTATAAATTTTGTAATCGATTCTACGGTCTTCAACCCAATTTAAAAGATCTTTGATTTTAGAAAACTCACTGTCTGTCATTGTAAGATCTGGATCTACACCCCTAAGTCGTACATGATTTGCAAAGATAGTTGACGATAATATTGAAGTTTGATATCCATTCAGGTTCTTAAACAAATTAAAATCTGTATAAGCAATATGCGACCCTTCATGCAATGCTAATCCAACAGCAGGGTCAAAGTTCTTATCCTCTAGCTTTGTGCCAATAACAACTCGCTCGCCATCAGTGTAACTTGATTCTTTAGATTGGAATACTACTGGTATTTGCTTGCCTGTAACAATATTCACAAAGTTACCAATTGCTCGTTGAGCTGCTGCTAATTTAGTATAGTCAACTGTTAGGCCCGTCTTAAAATGTACATCGAAATCTTGACCTAGCCAAAAGCTAGATGCTTGTTTCTGCAATGTTTTAACTTGGATTTTACTGTCTTTTGCCATAACTCTTTATTTTTTATATTATAAGAAATTAATTAGTAATTTCCAACCAGAATAATAAAAAAAAATGGAGCTGTTATCACACTAACCGTTAGGCCCGATTGGGTTAAACGGCTCACTCCTTTTCTTTTTCGAGCTATGAAAAATTAGAATGGATACGCAACTTTTTGCGCAGGAGTATCGTCAATATTGAAAATATCCTTTTCTGCAGTATCCATATGTTTCTGAATAATTTGTTTGACAAATGTTCTTTCTGAGTCTGATCCGCCTGATGCATCAAAGAAAGGAATAATTGCAACTTCGGTTGCTTCGCCTAATGTGAATCCATCTGCTAACAACTCACATACTCGAACTGACATACGAGTCGATACCATTGTGCTAAGTTTGCCATCTTCAGAACGCCATTCTTTGCGAGTTGAGTCTGCAATATCCGCTATCGCATGAATTAATTTTTTGCTAACTTTGTCGCCATAACGTTGCGTTAACAATGCTTCTTCTCGTTCAAGTGTTAAGATATCAACCTCAATGATTTCAAAACGATCCATCAATGCTCGGTCTAATACTCGAGTTGATGTATATTCGGTACCAATGTTTGCTGTTGCAATGAATGATACTCCTGATGCTACATGGATTGTTGGAGCATTTACATCTTCATCTAAGCGAAGATATCGTTGTCCTTCATCTAACACAGTCATCAAAATATTCCATGCTTCAGGATGTGCTCTTGATAACTCATCTAAAAGAATCACTGCATTCTCAGTCTGAATTGCTTTCACAAATGCAGACTCATCAAATGTTGTTTCTCCATCTTTAAAGTGAGTGTTACCAATCAAAGTCGCTCGAGGATCCTGAGTTGCACCTAAATTGAAATAGAAGAATGGTCTTCCGGTTGCTTTAGGTAACGCTTTTGCTGCTTCCGTCTTACCGCATCCTGCTGGACCTACCATCATGATATTCTTGCCGCGCACTGCTGATCGAACTAAGTATTTCCATTTGATGTTAGACATTTCTAAGTCTGCCGGCTTAATTTTATGTGCACTGTTGATTAACTGCATGATTGGATCAAGTTCTTGATGAACTTCGGGAGTTGTTGCAACTACTTCTGTTGGAATTGCATGTTGCAAATCAGTAACATGAATACGTCGTGCTCGTGCCGTTTCTGGATCATATACTAATGCTTCATCTCCATGGTTTATGACGTGGTCAATCATAATTTGACGAAATAAGTGTGTTATATCAGCCCCGGAGGTTACATCAATAACTCTGCCTGTACTATTAACAGTACCATAAATTTTTTTGTTCATCGCTCTTTTTATTTTATATTTTTATTATAAGAAATATAAAAGCAATATCCAACCTATTTGTATACTTTTTTAGAGGTTCCATCCTCATAAATTTCGAAGTACATCCCGGGAGTTGTGTCAGATTCTAATATCTCTTGTCCCATCATGTTAATACGCTTAACAACTGTTTTTGTGATTGCAGTGTTATCAATAGCAATAGGTCCATACACCTTAAAGTTACCATCTCGGTCCATTTGTGTTAATTGATAATAGTTAATAGTATTTGGAGCTGCGATATCAACATAAGCATAATTTAATAGTTCTGTGGACATTCCTGCAGCAGGTGTTATATTAACAACATCATTCTCACTGAATTCACCCGTAATTGAGCGTTCTAATAAATAATAATCTGAATTGTTTTCACTTGCAGTTTGCCATGTTATAACGTTACCCGTTTTTGTTGCAACTCCTTCAAAAGTAACCATCTCGACAGGCAACGGAAATATTTCAATTAGTTCAATATTATCTAACCACCATTCTTCTCCGGCAGAATTTACTCGACAAAAAATGTCAATTGCTACTTGAGATATACCCAACGGGAGATTCAATGTTACGGTGCTATAACCGGTTGTAGTTGCTCCGGCGGGACTTTGATATACGTCTCCTGTCGGTGCAGCAGAATTAGTAAATGACCCATTAGCCGTATGCGTAATGGCACCGGTTGCAGTGTATGGCCAGATTGCATTGGAATTTCCGGTAATTCTTAATTCTGATACATAGGAAACTCCCCCATTTGTAGATACTTGAACTTCTAAAAGGTCTGCGGCATCTAATCCACGCGTTGCTGCAGATGGACTTGTGAATGTTTGTGATGCTAGTTTAAATTTTAATTGATATGGATGTGATGTGTTGAGTCCGGTAATATTCGGCAATGAATACCAATCTTGTTCAGTACCAGATGACCCATTTCCTACACCATAAATTACTGCACTATTTGTTCCACTAACTGCAATGTTTGTAGCCCATGTTGCTGTTGTGGCAGGAATCCACCATCCACTTGTTGCATAACCCGTTGACCATGTTTCCATGTAATCATACTGAACAACAGTCTGACTGTTTGCCCATAATGCTGTAACTAATGACAGCCCTAATACTAATTTTTTCATTCTACTTCGTTTTCGATGCATAGTTCGCGAAATGCTTCTTCATATGCTAATGTTGGATAAAATTTGTATGGGGCTTGATTTAATAGTTGTTTTGCCTTTTCCATAACTTCATTATGCATGCCGTATGCATACGCTTCCATTAGAATTGATTCGATATCGCCTAAATATGCCATGTTATTTTATGCTATAATAAGAAATTAATTAGTAATTACCAAGCTATACGAGTTTAACTTTTTTTTATGGTCATCTATCGTTAGCCAACCTTGATTTATTAAACTATAGTATTTTTCGGTACCAATCTTTGTTTTTTTACAATCACCTGGTTTATAATTTTTTTGATTTTTATTCGTAGCTGTCGAACCCGGATGCCATAAATCAATCATATTTTTTAAAGCCTTTCCGCCTAATGCTGCTGCAGTTCCATTATAAAACGGATGGGTTCTGTCTAGTTTGTGTTTTGCAGCTGCAGATTTGCCGCCAGCAGAATGCCATAAATGTTTCTGTTCATCTGTTTTTTTATTGTAAGATGCTGGGCCTCCTAATTTACCAGCAGCAGATTGGTGTTGAATAAATTTTTCTGCATCATATTTTTTTAATCCGTCCAAATAGCCTTTACCACCACATACCATGTTATATGATAATGGATCATTAACTACATCATCATTAACAATTTGCATTTCTAATTGCCACAATAACTCAGTAGATGATGTTTCTGCTATAATTTCTTTAGTAAAATTTTCTTTACCATATTTTAAAATAGCATTTCTAATCGCATTACCACTACCCATATAACCATCATCGATATTCGGCGTAGCATGTCGGCCGATATAATATCGATTATTAATATTGTTTGTAATTTTATAAATGATATATCTCATAGTATTACCACATTCTGCAGCTCCAGTATCTTGCCGATGTTCTCGGCCCTGGGTTTTCACAATTATGTCTTGCTCGGAAACTTTTTCTGCGTGCCGGGATTGATTTCTTGATGCGCATATTAGGATCACCAAAGTTAACTTTAACTACATTGCCTTTGTCGTTCTTAACATATACCGAACGTTTCTTCGGCCCTCCTGGAGTTAGGAATGGTTTTCCTAATTTGACTTTGCGCCCTCGATACTCAGCTTCATTCAAACCTGGCTCCATTACTGTAATGTACTCAGATTCATTCACACTGCGTTCAATGTATTCAACT